CTATTTTAAAAGTTGATTTACTCTAGCTTGTACCGCTTTAGGGTCATAGCCTGCTGCTTTAAGTTTATTCACTCGGTCTGTACCAATTCCCCATTTTCCTTGAATTACTTCACGTGCGATTTCATCAATAGACTTAACAGGGCTTGAAGCTTTTAAGCCGAAACCTTGCACAATACCTTCTACAATAGATTGTGCTATGCGGTCTTTGTTTTTAAGGTAGTATTTCATATCAATAGCGTTATCAATGAAGCACACTTCTAATAAGGCGCTTGAAATACCTTTATTTTTGATTGTATTAATAACCGTAAAATTTTTACGCTTTACACCACGCACGCTAAAATGTTTTTTCATTTGTGCCATGATTGAGCTTTCAACGCCCGTTCCTTTTTCTTTATCGGTAACGAAAATCTCTGTTCCTCTAGCCTTGCCGTTAAATGCGTTAAAATGCACTTCTAAGGCGTAATCAAACTTTCCTATAGTAAATGTACCATTGTTAACATCTTTAAACGCATTGCGCTTTTGATTGTATTTTACAACGGTTGCATAACGCTTTAACTTTGGCTCAATAAGATTTACTAGCTCACGTGTTAAATCTGCTTCTTTACAACCGTTGCCAACCGCTCCTACATCTCCTGCGCCGTGTCCTGCAATTAATAAAATTTTCATTTAGATCAAATCCTTTGTATAATATTTTTGGTTATCGAATTGCTTCTTAATTGCTTCTTAATTGCATAAAAAAAGGCTAGGCAAAAGCGCCTAGTCTTTATTTTTTTATTTAAATGAGCCGTAAGGGTTAACGTTAACTCCTGCTTCGTTTGTTTCACCTGCTGCCATCCAACGGCGTGTACTGTCTTGACCTTTCCAAGATATCCATACATAGCCTTCACGTACTACATAGCCGTCATAAATTACCGACATTCCCCTTTTATAAACAAGTCCTGTATCTTGTCCTCTTAGGCTTGGTGCTTTTCTAATTTTAATCGTAGTGCTTGGATAGAAAGTAGCTACTTCTTTCTTAAAATCGCTAGGAATTTCATTTAGAACAATGTTATCACCAACGCCCGTAGCGGGTTCATCATTCTGACCTGTTAAAAACTTCTTAGGTCTAAATGCCGTATCAAACGTAGCTGAATAAGGAAGTTTACAAAGATTGAAACAAGCTCCACCTTGTGCAACGGGTGTACCACCTTGATTTTGTCCAAAAAACCAACCGTATTTTCCGTCAATGTCTGAATGAAAAATAGCAATATGAGAATAAGGCGTATAAGTAGGGTCTTTCTTGAATACGCAAATATCCCCCGCTTGCATAACGCTAACTTCAACGAAATTATTTAAAATGCCGTTTGTTTTTCTACTTTCCCAAATATCGCATGCGTATCTATGAATATCCGTGTGTGTAATATGACCACAAATTTCATCTTCATATTGTGCTGTTCCATCCCAACATTGCGCCCCGTAATAACCGTCTTTGTCAACGTATTTTCCATTCCAACGATTATAGAAATCTAAATAAAATTGTAATTGGTTCATCTTTTTTCCTCTATCTTTCTACATAGAAAAAGCGCCCTTAATTGAGCGCTTCAACTTCATCTTCTACCTTCTGCCAATAAGAAGGATAATCATCAGGTGACCAAACACATGGCGTTCCTTCGGGTGCAATACAAACATATTTTTCACTGTTATAAGTTACTTTATCGCCGTTATAGTATGCATCATGTGCGCCTGTTGGTTGTTTATATAAAGGGTATTCCTCTGTTGGTTCTTCTGTTGGTTCATCAATGCCTATATCGCTTTCTTGTAGCTTGTCAATGATAGCTTGAATATAAGAAGCTTGCTTGTTTACCGCTTCAATAAGTGTAGCCTGTACGCTAGCCAATTTGTTAATCTGTTCTTGTAAAGGTGCAAAGCTGTTTTCAGGTTTCGCTTTTTCTTGTGCTAAAGCTACAAGCTCTGTTTTTTCTTCTTCTGTTAAATCGCCTTGCACCCATAACGTATCAATCTTTTTCAAAATGTCTGTAAGCTCAAAACGACCACTGTTAATAACTGTTTTAATGATTTCGTACATATATTACCTTTCTAGCATTGCATGTTCTAATGCTTCTATACGTTTTTCTAAAACTTCTTGATAAAGTGAATTATCACTGTTTGCTAATATCTCATATTGAATTTCTGTTTCTACATTGCAATCTGTAGAAACATTCGTATATGGATAATAACTAGGAATAGTAGGTACTTTAAATTCTTCGGTGGTTGGTGTTGCAAGTTTGTATTCGACAACTGTATTGTGTGTTGAAAGCCAAGTTCTAAAGCCACTCGTATCTTGTGTAGACAACCTATTCTTATCAATTCTAATGAACAACTGATTTATATCATTTAAATAAATACCTTCTTCGGTAGTATTAGCAATCAATGAATTTTGTCGTTTAAATCTGTTAGATAATAAAATTCGTGTTTTTCCATTTGATATTGGATTTAATGATATTTGAAAGTTTGCAAGACCATAGTTGTTAATAGATTGTAAACTCCAACCCTCATCACTACTTCCATCAAACGTAACTTGTTTTCTAGCTCTTGTGATTAAATTGTTTTGGTAAACATCATCTTGAGCTAGGGTTAGGTTGGTTGAGGTTGTGTTATATCCTGTTGGTGCTTCCCATTCTGGCACTTGTTTTCCTTTAGATACCATTGGATAGACGATAGTATCAATCGCTCTGTTTGGTGCTACATAAATACTGGTAATTTTATTATTTGGATTATAAGAAAATGTGATATATTCGTTTGTATTTCCAACTAATCCTACATAATTTTGAAAAGCAAAATTCTCATCACCGTACTCTATTCTAGATAGATTTATATAACAAGCACTTGTAGCAGTTCCAGATAATTTAAAACTTTTGTCTGGTAATATTTCAAAGTCAATTCCACTTTGTGTGTTTTTTATACCTATACCGCCACAATAATATGGATAAGGCAACAAGTTTCTACCATGTGAAGTAATATTACTAATCTCAACGTTCTCAATTGGCATAGCATAGTCAGGATTTGGTGCTGGTACACCGCCAGTGTACGGCTCATATGACGTAACTTCACTGCCTAACTCAATTTGAGGATATACAGTGGCATCTACGCTATAGCCATCTGCTACCTGTATATATACTGCTCCAAAGCTCATGCCTTTGATATCCACGCAATCGTATTCTTGACTATATATTGTTATATATTCTCCCGTTGTTTTACGTCCTGATAAAATTATTTTTCCGGCATATATTCCACTGGCAACATAATCTTCATCAACCTTAAATACTTCTTGTTTATAATCATTGATATCTCCAATTAAGGGCACGAAAGAAGTTCCAGAAGCCGTACCTTTAATGGTGATTGATTTGTCTGAATTTACAGTATAGGTAACTCCACCATGTGTTCTGCTTGTTGCAAAATTAGGCAATATATTTTTGCCTGTTGTTGTCTGTTGCTCAGTTTTTCCTTTTACAGAATGAAGTTTCATACCTTTGTTTGAAGCTACACCGCTATACGTTTCACCTGATACATATAATCCGTCATAAAGTAAATGATCGTGTTCTGCTAACTTTTCGTAACTATCAAAATCAGGTACTCTATCTACGATTTCATCAAGTCTATCTGCTTGTTCTGTAGCATTTTCTAAAAGCTCTTTCGCTTCATCTACATAATCAATCACTTTGCCTGCGTTGTTTTCACTGATGTAATCAGCAGGCTTAATACGTGGTTTAACTTTTAAATTAATAGTTCTAACTGTTTCACCACTTGTACCACTATCAATATAAACCCATGCTGTTATATCGTGATTTTTTTCAAGTAGTACATTAGGAACTTCCGTAACTAAATCACTACCTGATTTTGTAACTTCCATAACAACAGCTTCTTTTTCAATGTTATTAGAAAAATGCACTTCAACATTATCAGTATAAGACAAGCCTTTAATAGTTAATTTACGCCCGTAATCCCATTGTGTTAAGCCTGTAACTGTTACCGTTGTAATACCTTCGCTAAATATTGCTTCTAGCATGTTTTAGCTCCTTTCATAAAATAAGGGAACGCTTATGCGCTCCCTCTACGTTCTAAAGATTGAATTCTTGTTTCATGGTTAGATAAAACATGACTGTTTTCATTTGCAACTATTTTCACTTCGTCAATTTCTGCACCATGTTTTTCAATGCGTTTATCTCTGATTTCGTCACTTTTCATCATATGCTCAAAATTAGAATTCAATCTAACTAAATTGGAATTTAATTTTAATATGGGCGCTGCAATTGCAATGAGCGACCCTACAAGCCCCAAGATAGTCATGATTTCGTTATCCATTTTAACCACTCCTATTTTTTAGGTTCTGTATATTCTAGTGCATTTTGACTATCTGTTACGCCTGATGTAGTAGGGTCATTAATAGCATTCCAAACACTGACAACTACTAGCATTAATACATAAGGGTTAGACAATGCACCCATGATTAGATCGCCTAGCGCCTGCCATGTGTTCATGTCCTCTGCTGTTAAGCCTGCATATGCCAAAATAGGCGTAAATACTGCCAAGATCACCTGTGCCCAAAACACAGGGTTTTTAATTCTAACTTTCCAATTCATAAATTATCCTCCTATTTTACTTTTTCCATTTACCTTTTATGTTGAAAACGTTCTTAACTGTTATTTGTCCTTGCGTTTGTCTAGCAAGTCTATATTTAATTGTAACTATCTTATTAGCTACACTGTAGCTACCTATATTTGAAAGCATAAATGTTGAGTTAGCGTTATCCACGCTAGGATGAAGCGTAACGCTATCAACACTTGCAAAACCTACGCCCGCTGGAACTACAGAAGCTATTTCATATGAAGGTTGATACAAGTTAGCTACTACCGCCGTATTAAAGTTAGCTGGTATATTTGAAATCATTGTACAATCCAAACGCCCGTCTAAATACTTAGTATATTTACAACTTTGGAACTCAAAATAACCGCACCAATCTTGCCAAGTGCTGCTATCCATAATGCGCTCATATTTCTTTCCTGTGTACGTTGTATAGCGTTGGTATACGTTTGTTTCTTTAAATTTAAATACTTCTAACCAACCATTAGCGTTAACAGGTCTATCCGTTACATCATTACCTAAATAATACGTTCCGTTAGTTGTTAAATCGTTAATTGATCCTGTGTTAATTACAGGAATAGGAATGTTAGGCGGTGTTGTGAAGTTAACGGTACCGTTAAAATCAACTTGCTTTCTAAATAGCGTATATAAATCAATATCAAACGTTTCATCTAGCTCTGCTGCTTTACCAATCGAAACGCCTAAACCTGTAAAAAGAAGCTCTAAAGGCACTCTTTCAGTGGAAATTTTAACGGTCATTGAAGTTGAATTAAAACTATCTGATAGCTCAAATTTCACTTCATAACTGTTATATAGCTCAAATAGTGCTTCTGATACATAAGTAGAATTTCCACTATATGCATCAACGCTAAATAATTCAGTTAGGTTTTCACCTGTTCCGTATTTAACAACGGCACTTTTAGCGTTTTTATTGTTTAAAGGCTTGATTTCAAATTCATAGGTAACTAAAGCATGTGTACCACTTTCTTTAATGTTTCCTACGCTATCACAACGCCTAGCATTAAAGTTAATAATTTTAGGCGGTTCATATGCTTCAACCGTGATAGTTTGCTTTTTCGTTGCCGTCTGTGAACGGCTATCCGTTACTACAACATTTACATCAACTTGACCGCTTCCCGTCAATGTTCCTGTAGTAACATCTGCGCCTTTATAGTCAATGCTTTCAACGGTTACTTTTATATCTTTAATTGTACTGTTATATATACCTTCTGCCGTTGTTAATACTTTCAATTTAGACATATTTTGAATATACATGCCTAAATCAGCTATTTCCGTGGCTTCTGACACGCTTAATTCCCCTATGCTAGGTTTTATATCACTTGAAATATTTATCGTGATATCAGCGCTTTTTGAGCCTATCAGCGTTGTCCCTCTGTAGGTGTGCGCCGTTATCTGTGCTTTCATGCTTGAAGCGTTCGGTATCCATTGCGCTAAGCTCTTTGGGATTGTCCAACTCATTGAAGTTGCTACATCTTCTTTAAGCATCATAGACTTATCACCAAAGTAAATAGCTACATCATGCGTGAAGTTACTAGAAATACGGTTTAAAGTGATCTTGATACTTTCGCCCATTGTTGCCGTAGTTTTTGACAAAACAGGCGTTGTAGCTCTAGGAATGTTATCTAGTGTGAATGAATCGCTACCCGTACAGTTAACGGCATACGTATAAATACCCGCTTCAATGCTAATAGAAAGGCTTGCATCACCATTGCTATTGTGGTTTATCGTTTTGCTTCCACTAGCTACCGTTGTACCGTTAAACAATTGAATTCGACTAGATGAATAATAAACTTGTTCGCTATTAATAACTACTTTGAAATTTCCCGCCATGTAGTAGTTATCTGTAGCACCGCCTGCACCTTTTAAAGTCCAAGAAATTGTACTAGTGTTTTCTTCTTTATTTTGTGTTGCCGTCCACGTTAATTGTATATATCTGCCGTCATACGCATTAGAATTGACCGTACCATTTAACGCCATAAACTACACCACCTTAAAAGCCAAGCTTCCGTTAGGTCTTGGCACTAGCTCAAAGTTTCCTATTTGCAACGAATTTAAAATCTGTGCATACGTGTTATACATCTTGCTATTACTCATATAAGCAATTTCTTGCGCACCTTGCATAAACCTTATGCGCTCTTTTGTGATAATCAACTTAAATTCATTGTTAACTTCACCTAATTCAATGTTACCGTCAACGAAACGGATATATTTTCTGATTTCTTCATAGTTAGCGTTACCGCTTTGAATAGCGTTGTCTAGGTCTTGCCTAAAGCTATTAAACTGCATTTCAAAATACTCTTTGTTCTGCTCAAATACAGTATTGATTTCAGCAATAAGGTCTGAATTATTATCTTTTGAATAATATTTTTCCCCTACTTCTGTACGTATCATGTTAGCGGTCTGTTCAATCAAAGAAGTTAATTCACGTTGTAGCCTATCAATAGTATTCGGTATGTTTACCGTGTAATCTTTTACGATATTTTCAATCGTATCAATTATGGCATCCATGCCGTTATCTTCATCAGTTAAGGCTTTGTGCGTTGCGTTCAACGTGATTTTATTTTCTTCGGGTTTAAATAGGTTTATTGTCATTTTTTCAGGCAAGAAATATGCATCAATGTTATGAAAATCGCTTAAAATACGTATTTTAGCGTTCATTTTAAATGATCTAATATCTTTTTTAACGCTAGCCATATCTAAAGCCGTTATTTCAATACTGTTAACGATTGTTGCGCCTTCTTGAACGGCTGCAATAGCCTTTGTTAGCAAGTTGCTTGAAATAGTTACATCATCCCACGTTTGCATGCGCCAAATACGCCCGTATTTAGCTATAGCTTCTGTGTTTTCAACGTAGTTTTTACCCTCGTTCACATCTTCTATAGTTAGGCGCTTACCTGTTTCTTCGTTTTCTGCCCCTAAAGGTATCAATACCGTAAAAACATCTTTAGCGCTGCTTGAAGTGCTAACTGATAGCATATTTTCACCAAATTTAATTTCTTGATTGTTTCTAACATCAAAATCAGCTAGATAATCAATGTACATTCCGTCTTGTTCATAACGAATGAATATATAACCACCTAATAGATCAATAAGTTTAGATTGAATGCTTTCCCATGTGCTTAGATATTGAGTATCTGAACGTGTTATATAATCGTTCGGGTCTGTTACTGTTACCGTACCGACTTTAAACTGTCTAGAAGTATCAACTTGTGAATTATGTTTTTCTATAAGCATTGTTAACAAGTCTGTGATACTACCTTGAAATTCATAAGGTTCTTGAATGCTATCTAATAAGAAAGCTTCTGCGCTTTCACAATAGATTTTTTTAGTTTTCTTGGTATCGTCTCCGTCCTCGTTTACACGCCCATAGAAAATAAGCGTGCTATCATCATAAACTTTTATGATTGATTGCATTTTCGCTATATTTTCATAATAAGGGTGCGTATTTTGGATAGAAAAGCTAAAAGTATCAATGTTGTTTTGTTCTAGCTCCAATACAGGGCTAAACACCTTCAAATGCGGTACGTTCGCTTCATGCAATGATTTATCATTCAGGAATACTTTATACATCTTATAAACTTCCTTCCTGATAGCTCACTGTTACGGTGCCGTTTCCGTGCCATATAAGCGTATTTTCACCTTCCGTGAATTCTACATCAGAAAACATAGCTTCGCCTGCTGCAAGCGTGTATGAATTGCCTTTAAACTCAAAGCGCATTTCTGCATCTGCTTTAAACGTTGGGCATACTTCCATACGGTCACATAGATAAACAACGGTTTTTTGTGTTGTTACTACATCTGTAGCAACGGTTACTTCTTGCTTGTATTTAAAAGGCTCAAAGGTGCATGTTAATTCAATCGTTCCTGTAGCTTTTTCAGAAGTATATTTATCAACCGATACACGCCCTAGAAAATAATATTCTTCATCAAAATAAAAAGTGACCTTTGTTTCTCTCCCGTGTAAGAAAGAAGCAATATCACTTAGTGTTTTGTCAAATTTTAATTTATCTCTACATGTGAACGTGATAGGAAATTCACGATTTCTATAGAACACCTTGCCAAAGCTCTCTGTTAGATCAATAGAACCATGACCGCCTTCTATTTCGGTGTAGCTTGTCTTGATTTCAGGAAAAGGTATTTCAACGGGATTTAACCATAAGCCCCAATCCGTCAACGAATGCTTTTTTACACCGTTAATTTCAAATTGTACGCCGTGAAGCATCATTTCTTATACCTTTCCTTTCTAGCTTTAATTTTTCCTAGCTCATCATCCATTTGTGGTGCAATTTCACCAACTAGAACGCCGTTATCTAGAACAATGTTCATTTCTTGTCTTGGTAGATATTGCGATAATAAACGCAAAATCTTAACTAAGATTTCTTTTAATCCGCCGTTCTGTTCTGCAACCGCAACACCTACATAATCCATTAATTCAGAAATAGGCGCTACGGCTTCTCTGCCTGCTTCTCCACCTACTCTAAGATTTCCGTTAGGACTTACACCGAACGCCGTAGGTTTTTCTAAAATACCACCTTCTGCGTACCAATCAATGCCCAAACTTGGAATAGAACCTTTTAACAAATCACCAATAGACCAACCTGACGGGCTAATGCTGAAATGTGGCATTGGTATATGTGGCCACGAAATTGAAAAATTGAAAAATCCTTTAATTTGATTAATTATGTTACTAACTATATCTTTAGCTGTATTCATAGGTGTTTCAATAGCACTCTTAATACCGTTCCAAATACTAGTTACCGTGCTTTTAATACCATTAAAAACGTTTGAAACCGTGCTAGAAATGCCATTTACAACGTTTGAAACTGTATTTTTAATACCGTTCCAAATTGATGAAATTGTGCTTGAAATCGCACTACATACACTTGAAACCGTGCTACTAATTGTGTTCCATACGCTTGAAACAATAGATAAAATGCCGTTTAAAATACCGCCAATAAATGAACTAATTCCATTCCATACAGTAGTTATGATTGAAACAATAGTATCTAATACCGCTGAAATCGTGTTCGCAATAGCACCGAATACAGTACCCACGATATCTAAGATAGTGTTAAATACAGTGCTAAACGTTGAAATCAATCCGCCTATAACTGTAATGATTGTTTGAATAACAGGGAATAACACGCTATTCCAAAAGTTCATAATGCCTGTAAAGCACGCTCCTACTACGTTTAAGATTGTGTTAAATACAGGTGTAAACACTTCAACCAATGTTCCTACAACGTTCATGATCATTGTAAATACAGGAAGCAATATAGTATTCCAAATCATTGAAATTGTATTAAATACATTAGCTACTATTTGAGCAATAGTAGGGAAATTAGCAACAATCCAACCTACAACCGTTTGTACTGTTGTAGAAATGAAATTAAATACAGGTTGTCCAACTGTGTTCCATACCATTTGAATAGTATTCCATACAGTATTAAACACGTTCATTAAGCTAGGAAAGATAATATCCCATGCTGCTTTCAAGTTGGTTATAACCGTTTGTATCATATCCATGCTAGCTTTAGCTTGGTCACTCTTTTTGAAGTTATCAAACAATTGGCTAATCCATTGCCCTATTTCTTGTGCTTTCGTACCTAATGTAGAAAGCCCGCTTGTTAGGCTTTTAATAATAGGAATAACGGCTTGAAGTATAGGTTGCCCGATAATAGCTAGGAACTGTCGCCAAGCTTCTTTCAAGTTACCCATAACGTTTTCATATCCGTCTGCTTCTCGGCTTGCCTGACCTAAAGCACCTGACATTTCATAGGTGTTTTCAATCATATCAAGTGCAAGCATTTGTTTTTGTGCTTCTGTACATTCTGAAAACTTCTTGCCGTATTTATCCATAGCAATAGTATTTCGTTGCGTTTCGTTGGTAAATACACCGATTGCATCACCGTTTTCAAAGTTACCTTTAGCAAAACCTAAAACACGTTCAGAAGCTTCTTCAAGTGAAATATCATAATAAGCTGCTGCATCTGCTGCTAAGCCTAAAAACTTTTCACTTTCGCCCAAAGCTTGGTTAGCATCCATGCCCGCACCTTTAAACATTGAAAAGGCTTTTGTTCCCTCTACTTGTAAACGTGTAGATAAAATACCTGTGCTTTCAGAAACACGCCCGAAAGCTTCTGTTGCTGCGCCTTGCAAGTCGCCAAATGAAGCTTCAAACTGTGCATTCTGTGCTTGAACCTCTGCTGCGCTTTCTACGCAACTTCTACCAAATTCAATAATTTTATCTGCTGCAAAATACGTAGCTACCGCCGTACCAACTTTTTTAAAGGCGCTTTCCATACCCGTACCGCTTTGTTCAGCTTGGTTAGTTACGCCTTGTATATCGCTTTTCGCTTCTTCTACTCCGTCAACTGCTATTTTCCCCACAAGGGAAAAAATTTCTTTCATGTTTAACCCCCTTTCTAAGCTTGAAGGTTAAGTGCTTTTTGTGCGTTTAATATTGCCGTATTAATATCTTCGTCTGTCATTTCATCAGGCGTTTTATCATCTGTTTTAAGGTCTTTTTTCCAATCGTTAAATGATTTATTAGGGTAACTGTGTAAATACAATTCCCATAGCTTAGCTTCTGCTTCATCTTTTAATAATTGTGAAATAGCTTGCGCAAATTGCCCCATTTCAGAAACGCCGTCTAGAAATGAAAAGGGATCTGCATATTTTTTAAATAGCAAATCCCATAGTTTTAGTTCTCCGACTTCAACAAAGATACGGCTTTCTGAAAAAGTTTTTGAAAATCTTCTAGTTTGACAAAATCAAAAATCATTTCAATAAATTCATCAATAGGCATTTCTTCTAGGTCTTTCATCTCTAGATTGCTTGTTTTGCTTAGAATTTCAAAAATTTCATCTTCGCATTCATTCAATCTTTCAATGACAACTTGCCCTGCTTCCAGTCCAATAGCTAAACCAACTTGATAATACTCTGTTTCTTTGTTTTTGGCTTTCTTTAATGTTTTAGTAGTAGTAGTTTTTGTGTCTTTATCTGTAAATTTATCAACGATTTCTTTAATATTGCCTTTCTCTAGTACCTTACTAAAGTTATCTAATCCAATTTTCTTAAGCAGCTTAATAATCATGAATAAATCACGTGAATTAAGCTTTCTAAACTCATATTTCTTAGCCATATCTTCATTTCAATCCTTTCTACACTTCTTGCAATTCAGTTTCAACCTGTTCAGGCGTTGCTTTTGCCAATAATCCCGCTTCTGTTGGGAAATACATATCAATAGGCAAATGGAATAATCCGTCTTGGTCTACTGTTGCATGTCCTTCGTATGTTTGAGCATATGTTAGCTGCTCTTTGTTCTTTGGCTCTAGTTCAACTGAACCTGTACAGAATGCGTTATGGAAAACAACAATCGCAAATTTACCGCTATTCAACTGACCTGCGAATGCAACATTTTCTTCATAATCTGCATCTGTAATATCATCTTGAGATGAATATTTTTCATAACCTGCAACATCACTAAATTCAGCATCTTTTTTCATGTGTAAACCTGTAGCGATTACATCAGAACGAATTTCAGTGAAGTTAATTTCCATTGTAGCCGTTTCGCCTACTTTGTTTTTAGCGCCCTTTAACTTAACGCCTGCGCCGTCTAATTCTGCATCAAGATATTCTTGTTCAATCGTAATCTTTCCACCACCTGATGTAGCGCCTAGCACTGTTCCGTCAAACGTTGAACCTGTTACTTTAAAACCCTTGTAATAAACACCCGCACGAAATAACAACTGTTTAGCCGTCTTATCCGTGATACCGTGCTTAACTAATGCTGCCATGTCTTATTCTCCTTCCCAATAGTGTATATCTAGGTTAATTTGTAATTTTTTTAACCCGTAATCGTTTGTTCTTTGTGGTATAGCTCCCATATAAGAAATATGCATCACTACACCGTTTTTTTCTGTTGTGAAATCTTTAAAATGATTTTTGATTTTTTCGCACAACTGAATGAGTTCTAAGCGTTCATTTCTTGTCCAAGCTTCAAGCAATAAATCTGCGGTATTAGAACCATCTTCATAGCTATAACCGCTCTGCGTTAGCTCACCCGTTACATATGGATAGGTAACTTTAGCGCTTGTATTTATCATGTCAAAATATTGAATGCCTAGAATTTGCATTTGCTCGTTTATAACTTCTAATACTTGTTCCATTTATCCAATCTCCCCGAAAATCTTTTGCCCTCTTTGCTTTATTTTCTCTTTCTTAGATTGAAAAGCATGATAAAGCATTCTATTAGGCTTGCTACCACGTGTAAAAACACGTTCGCCCGTGTCAGGGTCTATATAAACCCAACCGCCTTTTCTACCGTTACCTTCTAAAGCGTGTTCACCTGTACCGAATTCTTGCCATACCGCATAATCAAGGCTTGAACCTACATACGCCGTTTTCTCACTGTCAATAACTCTGCTATCACTCTGAAATGAACGTTTTAACGCACCACTTTTAACAGGGCTATTTCTTGAAGCCTGCGCTGCTAAACTGTCTTTAGCTTCTTCTAAAAAAGCTATAGTTTTAGCATCTAAATCCGCTAAGACTTCTGCGCTATTATCAGTAAACTTAACGCTCATTTAATCACCCGTATATTTTAGATAAAGTTCTAAATGTTGGTGTAATAGCATAGGGTCATCAATCAATGTGATTTCATAGGCTTTACCGTTCACAAGTAGCCTACATTCGCTTTCCTGTAATGGAATTGGCACGTAATCGCACACAAATACATGCGTACTTTCTTCAATGATCGCATTGTAGTTATCCGTTCCTGTACCACCGCTAACAAAATCAAGCCAACCCGTTAAAAATAAATAATCAGCGTAGCTTTCAACGCTTTCACCGATTTTATTTTGTGTTGTAGCTTTTACTTGAAGTATTGCCTGAACATTACCGCCTACTTGTTTCATGTTCTAGCCCTCATATAAGCCCCGCAAAAGCCAAATAAGGCGCTAGGATAGCCGTTAATAGTATTTGTTGCATCATACTGTTGGTAGCTAACAGAATGCCTAGAAATGCTTTCAGAAGCTATGCCTTGCTTGTCTTTCTTACTAGAAGCTCCGCAATCCCACTTTAAAAGTTCAATAGCGCCTTGCACGATATCAGCGCTATAAACAACTTTTGTAACTAAGCACACATCACTATCAATCAATTCTTTATCAAGCGTTATAACGTTGCCTGTAATGCCTGTAATAACATAAAGCCCGTTATTATATGCGCTTTTAGAAATCTGCACTGTATCGCCTACTTTTAGCATTGTTACAAGGTCATACGTTACTAATGTATTACCCTTGCTTATTGCTTTAGTTCTGCATGCTCTCATTTGAAAGTTATTGTTGGTATGCGATCTAATAGCTGCTTCAATCGCTTCTAGCTTCATTGCTAGTAACTCATCAGGTACACCGCTAAATTCATCTTTGTATAAAGATTTCACTTTTTCAGGCGTGATAATCATTTGCTTTCACCTTCCTAAAAAAGAAGCCCGTTAATAGGCTTCTTAAACTACAGGGTTAGGCTTCTGACATTTCAAAATTACAACCTTAGTTGAATTTGTTAATGCTACACAATACATTTGATCGCCTGTGATTTCTGTTAAACGTTTCTTAGCTAAACGTTCGCTTTCAACGTTTGTATTTCGTTTAATGAAGTATGTTAAAGCTGGGCTTTCATCTTCTGTTTCAGTATCGCTTTCAGTCTTAACAATAGGGTTAAAGTATGCGTCTACTGTGCCTTTAGTAACTTTATCGCCTACTTTTGCATCAGGAATAGAAGGCGTTACTTTTGATAGGTCTACAGTAGCAGAATTATCACCTTCAGAAGCAACAATAGTTAATGTTCCGCTTGCATCTTTGTAATACCATTCATCAAATGCTTTAACTTTCTTAGAAGCTACGATACGTGTATTAGCAATCATACCGATTTCACCGTCAATCATTACTTGATTTCCGTATTTCTCACGTGAAATGAAATCAGGGTCTTTTCTTAATGTTGAAACCTGTTTAGGGTGAATAAACATAACTTTTTCACTGTTTACTTCTTCTTCAAACAAATCAATAGCTTCAACGATAGCTTCATAACCGATAGCTTCTGATGTTTTCATATATGCCGTATCAGCTTTATACAATTCATTCATTGCATCTTCATCACATTTAGAAGCCAAAGAATTAGCTACTTGGTTATTCAATTCGCCTACAGGGTTTCCATAACCACTAAGTACCGCTTCATCAGTCAAGATACCACCGATACCCGCTTTTTTGATTGTGTACTGTTTAGAAGTTGCGGTTAATTCACGTGTAGGGATTTCTTCACCCTCTGCTACATCAACCGCATCACCGATATATTCAAATTTAGGAATTGAGATTGTATCTCCTGCATTTCCTTGTAAAGTTGTATCTACCTTTGCATAAGGAATAACACGAATTTTCTTTTCTAGTTTAGCGTTAATCATATCCGCCATTACTTCGGGATTGATTAAGCTTGCTAATTTAGTAACTACATCTGCCATAAATTAATCTTCCTTTCCGTTTCTTAACTGTTCATATAGCTCTTTGTTTTCTTGATAAAGTTTGTTCTTTTCTTGGTAGCCCATTTTGTCAAATTGCTCTTTCGTGATAACATCTTTCTTTTCATCATCATTAGGCAATTTTTTAACATCAAATTTTTTCTTTGAACTTTCTTCAAAATTGCTTTGGCATGTCTTTTTAAGATTTTCTACTAGATCATTAAGCCCTTTAACATTGCCTTCTTTATCAAGCTTTAATTCTCCTAACTGTTTAGCTTTAAAAAGCAAATAATCCATATCGCTAGCTTTAGCGCCTTTTGCTAACAATTCAAATTTAACGGCGTTTTCTGCCTGCAACTGTTTTAGCTGCGCTTCTTGTTCTGCAATCTTTTCTTCATATTGCGTGATTTTGCCTTGAAGTTCTTCATTACCGCCGTTTGCTTTCTTTAGCTCTGCAATTAGTGTTTCTGCTTCTGTATTTTTGGTGTTTAATGCATCATAATCGCCTTTTAACTTCTGATAGCGTGTATCTATGTTTTCTTCTTTAGATAGATAGATTTTCTGTTCTTTCATTTCATTTAAAAATTCGGTTACTTTTGCATCTTCACCTAAATACTTTTTCAATAACTCCTGTAACATGTGTTACCTTCCTTTCATACGTTTTTAACGTGTACCGTCCACGGCTTGAAATTGGTTTTAAAAGCTTTTCCTTGCTTTGTTTTGCGTTGCACTACGTGTTTTACAAGTTTTCGACTTGATACAACGCAAAATACAAGATACGCACATGGCGCATCTGTTTCCTTTTCTATCTAAAAATGATAGATAGGCACAAAAAAACACGCCTTTGTATAACCGCTATAAAGTCGGTTTAAGCGTGTTATGACTTTCTTTAACGTCTAAGCCTAAAGACAAGAAAAAGCGATTATATGCGCTTTAAATAACTAATAAATTAATCTTCATGCTTTGACATAATGCGTTCAATGATATTTGATTTACTACCACTAGTAGAAACGCCTTCTTCTTTAGCTAGTTTCTTTAGCTCTTTTAGCGTTAATTGGTTTAAATCAACCATTTCGCCGTTTTCTAGCGCTTCATCTAGGTTATCAATCTCTTTAGCTTCTTCTACGATATCTGCATAACCTGTAGCTAAAATCTCCATAGCTCTTTCATCTTCAAATTCATAAACGCTATCTTTTTCATAGATCGCTTTGGTGTACTTGTCTTGTACACGTGCATTAAATTTAAGTTTCATAGAATTTTCCTTTCTAAAATGCAAAAAACGCACCAATTAGGTACGTTTTAAGCAACCTTTTTCACATCTAGTGAATAGGCAAAATAAAAACACGCTTCATTTCTGCGTGTTATTGTCTGTCTGAAAAGAAATCAGTCCAATATGGATTTTCTTTATCAAAAATGCGCTTTTGTTCAGGTGTTAACTTTTCGGGATAATCAGCAAATAAATTAAATACTTTCTTTTTATCGAAACTGAATAACCAAACGCCTTTTTCTTCTTGATTATCAACCCACCAAATTTTATCATCAGGGTTTTCTTTGTAAAACTTACTTGATCGTTCCATACTGTCCTTTCTTTTGCGCATCTCCTGCTGTGTTTAGATATCCTAATAAAGATTTAAACTCATCTGTTGAAAAATCACTATCATCAATATCTATCATAAAATCAAACTTTGCTGAAAAGCTTGATCTTGAACTGCATCCAAATCTAGTTTTTAAAGTGTATTTTGGATTTCCGTTGAAATTTGTCCAACCGCTCTTAGATTCTGATTGTAATTCAAGATATTGCAATATTCCATCTTTCTTTCTTACTATTGCAGCATGTCTACCAACACTAAGATAGTATTCTTTACTTTCTTCACATAGTTTAATAAGTTTATTTGCTACGGTCATTGACGATTTACCCTCTGCTCTTAGCACTTTTAATCCATCTGCTAAAGATAATTCAAATAAATTCATACCACTAGAAAAGAAATATTGACTTTCTCCACCTCTAAAATCAAGAACATTCCAACCTTGCTTTTGTCCAATATATGCAAGTGCAACCGAAGCACAAGATCCTTGTGTCAAATCACCACCACTAAGAGATGAAATTATATCATTTTCATCAATTGGTGCAACATCATAATCTAATACAGGATTATATTCTAGATTTCCTGTTTTTTTGCTTATTATGTCTAAATTGGTTAGTAAAGTATTGTAATGTTCCTCTGATGTCTTGATAGCTTTATCAAGAACATGATTTACATCATCATACTTTTCAACTACATTATAATACTTTTCTTTCCAATCTGCATAATTTTTCGCTTTTATTAGCTCACTCGTGATATTATCACGCTTTTCAACTTCATCTTCAATATCCCACCGTGGTACGCTCATTAAAGCGCATCTGCAATTTATATCAAGTGAAGCCTTGCCAAATCTTTTAGGCGCAAACACTTTACCACCGCTATATTCAAAATAATCATCTATTTCTGCGTGTTGTTGGTCTAACTGTGCGTGAATAGGTCTTGTCTTTTTATCAAAAGTACAATCCCAAACTTTGACGATATCAGCTCCCCTATCTTTTGAAGCGTGCATGCTATCTATTTTTGCATCATTTACAACTCTATGCCCTTCATTCTGTGCTATTTGTTTAGCTTTACGATATGAAACGCCCATTTTATCACTAATATTTCTAGCTATATCTTGTTGGCTCATGCCTGTTGCAATACCTCTAGATATTTCATCACGTATTTGGCGCTTGGCTTTCTCTACATTGCTATAAATGCGCTTGCTTAAAGGTATGTTATCCGTGTTGTAAGATACGGCTTTCACTAAAAGCTCATGGTTAATAGGTGCAAGAACGGGTATTCCGTATTTCTGCAAGCTATATAACTGTGATATAAAGCCGTCTTGATACATTGTGTTCAAATAATCTTCAATACTGTTCACTGTACTACTGTTAAGCGTGTCTAAAGCGTTGTTTAACTGCTCTTGAAGCGCTTTTTGGTAGTTCTGTTGATAGATTTTTGACTGTATTTGCGATTTTATGATTTCTAATTGTTCAGGGTCATTAGTATATCTGCTTTCCTTTTCAATTAGCTTATCAATGCTTTCTTGAAGCTCTTTATACTTGCCTTGCACATCTTTTAAAGCTTGGTTATACGTGCCTTCTAAGCGGTTATACACATCTTTTTCATTGTTAAGTAAAACCTGCTCTATTTCCTTTTCGTGCTTTTTCATTATTCATCAACCAAATATTCCTCTATATCTTCATCTGATACATTTAAGCCTTTTAACAATCGTGTAGCAGCTGCACGGGTTAAGCTTCCATTGTGGTACTTATCAATAATAGAAGTTATTTTATAGGTGCTTGTCTGCTCTGTTTGTGTAGGCTCTGTACCGTCTAGCGTTGCTTGTGCATCTTCTAAACTTACCGCTTCTGCATCAATCACTTTATCCGCTACTTCTTCATAATCAATGTCTAACACTTCGCAAATCTTCTTTAAAAGCGTTTCATCATCAATATGTGAAACTACGTTTAATAAAGTATTAATTTCAATTTGCTTAGTGTTTGCTTCTGTCTGTCTAATTGTAGCGTTGTCTGTTTCGTTGCTTGGTACAACTCTTTCAAATTCACACCAACAATCAGAAACCTTATAAGACGTGTCATTTTCTTTGTTTATTTCATCAATAACATAGCCTATGATTTTCTTCATCAGGCGCTTAAGCTGCATTTCCTTTTTGTTTGATTTCAAATCTAGCAACGCATAACGGCTTTTAATAACTACGTTAGTTACATTGCTTGCTTCTGCTTTTGAGCTATCAAAGCCCATACCAAAGCGGTAAATGTTTTTTTCGTCTAAATCCAGTTTAGTTTTACGTGCTTCATATGGTATTTGAATAGTTTTTATATCAACATCACCATTTTCACCTACGCCAACTTGCTTTTTATTTTTAATAGCATAGGTTAATTCGTCCATGTTATGCCCATTAAAGCCTTTGACTACATAAAAACCTTCTGAAAGGTCTTGAATGTTGTTAGATAAACCGCATGACATTAAATCATAATCATCAATTAAATCTTTGATAGCGTGTAGATCGCTAAATTGACGGCGGTTATTATCAAATCTTATAAACGGAATTGAATTAAACGTATCATAATAGCGTTCGCTATCTTCTTCATACAAAATATGCGGTCTTTGTTCCTGTTCTTCATCTTTCTTGATAGTAGAACTGTTAATCATGTTGAAATAATAAACATTTTCATTATCCCAAACTTCAACCTTATGAATAACCTTGTTTTTAACTTCTTTCCAATAGTAATAATAAATAACGTAATCTTTGTTATCGCTAGCATACTTAGCTGGTACTTCTACCACGTTCAAGCCGTCTGCAAATTTAAAACGTGATTTTCCTTCTTCATTTGCATAACGATACAAATAAGAAAATCCTTCAACGCTTGCATACGTTAAAAGGTCATTTAGCTCCATTTTAAATTCATCATCAAAGTATTCATCTAAAAACGTTTGTAATTCAGGAATATCACTTTTAACATAGCTATCTTTACCGCTTAACATGTATTGCGTACATTGGTCTACTAATTCTGTAAGGAAAGGGTGACTAATGCGCTCATTAGATCGTGTGTTATCTTCCTGTAATATGCCTTCATCATCAAAGTAGTAGATTTTATAATCTTTTATATCATGCCTAGCTTCGTAATAGCTCAAGCCCTTTTTAGCATGCTGCTTTTTCGTGCTTGTTTGGTCTTCCTGAATAAACCGTCTTATTTCTGCAATGCTTAACACTGTATCACTCCTTTCTTATGAAATAATCGTCAACTAACTCTTTAATTTTTTCGTAGTTTAAAGCTACGAAATCACAAATAATTTCTTGGTTTAAATCTACATTGTGTAGACCTTGTACAAATAAAAACGCATGTGTTAGCTCATGTACTAATATTCTGCGTTTCATCTTATAACCTAAATCTTTATGAATATAAATCTTCTGTTTAAAGAACTCACATAAACCCGCTTGTGTGTAACCTTTTTCATCTTCTTCAAGCCAAACGTTTTTCCCGTCTGCTTCTTCAATGACTTCAAAACATAAGCCATTTATGTTAACATTCACGCTTTCTTGCATGCTTACCTCTTTCTAATATGCGTTATTTCATCACCTGAAAAATATACGCAATACTTACTTAGTTTAAATAACCCGCATGTGACCGCATATGCATCACCATACGCCCATTTTCCTACATAGTTAATACTAATAGGCTTCGGTAGTTTATCGCTCTTAAAACGCTCTTTAATAACGTTTCTAGCGTGTTTCTCTTTGTCTGTCATAATATCCAATTTCCTTTACCTGTTAGCTCCCTTAAGATACTTGCTAAACTATCAGGGCTATCATCATGTTCTGCGTTTTCGGTATAATCAAGGATTTCATTCAAATAATCAGGGTCAGTATCTTCATGGAAGTAAACGTTATCCCAATTTTTTAATAAGTACGTAGCTATCTTAACGTATTTATTTGTGCTTTCTTGATATCCTTGAACTATCATTCCGTCTTTACGCATTTCTTTTTCTAAATAGCCTTTATCTGCGTTACGTTCACAATATATTGTGCCTGCTCTGTATCTATCGTGAAGCATATATATATCACTTAAGCATTTATCTATGTGCTTGTCATAGCGTTTACCAAGCACGTAGAACGCATTTCCTTGTTGTTTGATAATTGTATAAGCCGTACCGTCTGAACCGCCGTAGCTTGCATCTATATGCGCTACACTGTTAAATAAAAGCTTTTTATCATTGAAGAACTTAGGATTAGTGAATAATGCATCTTCATTAGCTATGTGTTTTAATTCATAGTTAGCCGCAAAAAGTGAAGGTGTCATTTTAGATCGTATATCTTGAAGCTTCTTTTTATCTATAAGCCCTGTAGTATAGCAATCATACTTCTTAACATTAGGCATAATTCCAATAGCATCTTCTTTATGCCACGGCGTGCCTGTGTTAAATATGCGCCCGTCACGGTTTTTAACGTTCTCTAGCTCCATATAAACTAATTTAATACGTTCACGTTCTGCACGGCTTACCCTATCTTTCGTGTTTACGATATCATCAGTGAAAATATAATCAGCGTGCTTACCTGTCAAAGAACCACTAGTACCCATACCTAATAACTGTACAGTACCTTTAGCGCTTGTTTTAAGGTTTGTATCAACCTTGAAAGAAGTATCTGTTACAAGATTTAAATCAACGCCGTACAACTCTTTCACAATACGCAAAAAAACAGGACTTCTAATTATATTAGAAACCTGTTTAATAACCTCTATAACATCTGTATCTGTCTTTCGTAAGAACATAATACTTTTATTTGGTTTCAATATCATCAAAAGGCTAATAGCTAATGAAAGCGTGGTTGTTTTGTAGCTTCCACGGTGTCCTAGTATCGTTTCATCTTCAACACTAAACACCATTTCTTTTAGCCATGTGTTATGAAGCTGCGTAAAATCTTTAAAGCCTAGCCAATGCGCTAGTTTGTATGGCTCATCATAGATTAGGTCAAGTATTTGCTTTTTCTGCAAAATAATCTTCCATTTCTTTTATAGTTTCATCAATAGGCTTGCTTACTTCGATACTTTGAACATCACGCTGCCCTAAATACTGTTTTCCAAGCCATATAGCCATAGTAGCGTTTTTCTCTGCTAATCTAAATTGCGCACGGCGTAATGATATTTTCCCTTTTTCACGCTTTTGCTCAAATACTAGGGAAAAACTCATTCCATATGTTTCATTGCACCATTTATCTAGTGTTTTTTCTGATATATCGAACCAATCACATATTTCTTTGCGTGTGCATTGTAAACCGCATAAGTTTTCAAATTGCTTTTGATCTATACTTTTTTTAGGTCTACCCCCTGCCATTTAATCACCGCCTTTATACCAAAACGAATACGTTATGCGTTTCTGTGATACTGCGTTCTTTAGGTGTTTAAGTCCTGCATCTTTGTATCTTTCATATCCACGCATACCGCTTTTTTCTCTACCGTATCTTGCTAATATCCATTCACTATCTTTTCTTAACGCACCTACTAGCGCTGGTGTAGTTGTTGTTAGATTTACTTCATAACCACGTTTAGAAACGATTTTAGCTACTTCTTTTATAAATCTAGCACCAATGCCTATTCCTTGATAATCAGGCAATACTACAAGCCTATGTACTCGTTTCTTGCCTTTTTTCATAGGCATTTGAATAATACCTGTATGGCATACCAATTCACCATTTACTATTCCTATATATTGTTCTGCTGATTGGTGCAAATCTGTATTTAAATAGTGATACTTTCTAAATATTTCCCATACTTGCTTTTTAACTTCGTTATCAACCCTGTATATTTCAAGTTCGATTGTGGGGCGGTTGAATTTCCCCTTAGTGCGAAAAAACTTTTTTCGTCTGTGTTATATATCCAATCAGGTTCTAGCCATTCGATAATATCGCTATGACATGATACCGCAATAAATTTTTTATTTTGTTTCTTAACCGCTTTGCTTATTGCATAGCTAGATGTTTTAGCAACCTCACGATTTACTACACTTGTAAATTCATCAAATACAATAAGTTCTTTGTTATCAAGTATGTTTCTAGCTAAATCTACACGCATTTTTTCGCCGTTCGATAGTACATCATAAGGCTTTAACCATGAAGGCGGACCTGCAAAGCCTACACTTGTAAACACTCTTTCAATTTCCTTAATGGATTTATCTTTAGGCATATCATCAATAACACTTTTCGCTTTGTATTCATAGTTACTAAAATAATGTTCTCCAAATACCTCTTTGGCAATTGTTGATTTACCTGTACCGCTACCACCTACGATTAAGCCAACGTTCCAATCCATATTTTCTATATCTATGTTCCCTTGAAAGTGTTCTGTTGCGTGTTCAATATCTAAATCAAACGCACCGCATACGCTAGATACTCGAAACGTTTTATCAGGGTCTATTTTCTTTACAATGTCAAAACTCGGCATTTCATTCCCTCACTTGATAGCCTTGTATAAATTTCTTCTTGTTGTAACTCATCAGCGCATTCAATAATCACTTCATAAGTTTCTGCTACCTTGTCTGATAAATCTTCACGTTCTTTAGGTTCACTCTCTTCTTCACCTAAATCAAAGCCGAACGCTTCCATGTCTAAATTAAAAATATCGTCTAATTCTTCACTTAATAAATCCATATCCCAATCTGCTATTTCGCTTACCTTGTTATCTGCAAGCCTGAAAGCTTTAATTTGCTCTTCTGTTAGATCATCAGCATAAATACATGGCACGTTTTTAATCTTTAGCTTCTGCGCTGCTAATAGCCTTGTATGACCGCACACAATAACATTATCTTTATCAATGATAATAGGGTTTTTAAAGCCAAATTCTTTAATTGAATCCGCTACATAATCAACCGCTTCTTTGTTATTGCGTGGGTTATTCTCATACGGCACTAATTCGCTAGTGCTTTTATAAACGATTTCTAATTTATCCATGCTAACCGCCTTTCTATGTTTTTGTGTTCTAAACTAGTAACATTCTTGAAGGTGTAAACAAAAATGAAATTCAAAATATTTATTAATAGGATTTTAATTATGAAAAAAATATATCTGTAACAGTATGTAACTAAAAGACCATTTAATTATGCTCAATAACGAAAAAGAAAAATTCAAATGAGAGAATACGAAAATGTAGATATTATTGATTTTAGAATGCTACTAGTTTACAGCATAAAAAAAGCATGCCCGCTTGACTTGGCACGCTCTTTTAAGGAGTGAATTCGTATATGCCTGTATCGACCAAAACTCACACTATTATTATATCAGTTCCAATGATATTTTATTGTATCAATGTGTATCATTTAGTATCTTAAATTCATTTTCGGCTTGTTTTTTAATCTTGTAGAAATGTGTTCTAGTACAATTCATAGCCCTTTCTATGCTTGGTATGTCCATTTTCAATAGATAATAGCATCTAAGCGCTTTTCTATGCTTTTCACTTTGTAGCTTGGATATCTCTTTTAAGTGCTTTTCATACAACACGGCTTTTTTAGCTTGTAGATCGCTTATTTCTGCTTTCAGTTCATCAAGCTCTGTTATTTTATCTGCTAACAAATCTCTACCGCTTGGCTGACTTGGTATTCTGTCATAAGCTATACCTGTAATACCTAACATAGAATTTTCAAGCTCATATTTCTTCAAATCAAGCTCATTTATACGTTCGTATAACTCGCTATATTCTCTGAAATGCTCTTTCATTGCTTATCCCCTTTCAATGCTTTAACTCTTTTAACTTGGTTATATACAACAGGTATTAAATATGCCGTTTCTAATAAAAGATATATACATGAGAATAATTTTATTAAATTGTTTCCTGATGAAATATATCTAAAAAATATAGTCATGATAAACAGTATTAGAATAGCGTTTGCCCATAGCATAAATGCGGTTATCTTATAAGTTATCTTTTTCATATGTTTCAACTTTCATTCCTGCATTTCCTTTCTAGCTTGCTTCAATATTCTTTCACTAATTGCTTCATACAAATCATCTAAATAGTTACAAGCATCAGCGCCTTTGACTGTGAAACATAAGTCTTTAATAGCTATATCTAATTGTTTTTCTAACAGTTTAACTTTTTCTTTTAAGCAATCTTGATAACCTCTTTGGTATTGCTCACGATCATATTTTAGCGCTTTTAACAGTTCTTCTTTATCTACGTTAATTCCACACTTTAAAACCTCTTTATAAATTTCATTTTCCATTTGCGCCTCAATGCTTGAATAAATTATTTCTATTGGTGATTTATACATCATTTTTCTACCTCTATACCTGTAATCTTCTTGAAGATTTCTTTATCAAAATTAGGAATTGTTTTAATTAGCTCTTTTGCTTCGTTGCTTAAACTATCCCACCAATTCAAACATGCTTCTTCAAATGTGTATTGTTTTAAATACCCTTGAATAGCTTGCCTAATAGGGCTATCTTCCATTTCTTCTTCTGTGTACCAAATCCATTCAGTTAATTTAAATGAACCGCTTCTTAACGCTGCATACCAATCTTTATAAATAATTTCTTTCCATGTTAAACCGCTATCTTTATTAAAAATAGGCACTGTTTTTTCTTCGGTGTTAAATAACCCTGTAGATCTATCACAAACGTTAAACATTCCTGTGTTCATGTCGCCTGTGTTCCTGTCGCCTGTGTTCCTGTCGCCTGTGTTCATGTCGCCTGTGTTCCTGTCGCCTGTGTTCCTGTCGCCTGTGTTCCTGTCGCCTGTGTTCCTGTCGCCTGTGTTCCTGTCGCCTGTGTTCATGTCGCCTGT